ATTTATCAACATCTTCAATACGAGATACATAATAGTATACAAGAGTATCCGTTGAGTTTTCTGGGGTGGCCCACAGAGTAATCTCTGGGATAATCTTACGATTGTAATAATACTGACTTGGACGACCTTCAGTTGTCTTATTAGGTAGAGCTAAATACTCCGCTCTAGACATGCGTGTTAATTCGGTATCTACCCCACTTCTACGAAGAACAACTTCTAGTAAGTCAGTGTAAGTTGCGTTAAATGCATAGGTAGCTGTACCCTTAGTCAGAGCTTGCGTGGCCTGTTTTATTGTCCATAAATTCAGGCCACGATTAGCCCACTCAGCAAACATGAGATTTAGGGAACGACGCGCTGTTTTAGCATCGTAACCCGTGCGAAGTTCAAGACCACACCGCTCGTATGCTTCTTCAATTATTTCAGCTACATCTAGCTCAAAGTTGTACGATCCTGAAGTTGCCATTTTACTTCTTCACTGCCTTGCCTTTTTTAGCCATAACAGGACGACGGCGGTTCATAGCAGCTTTCATAGCACCACCACCCGCTCTTCCTTTAGCCATGACTTTACCGCCACCACGCATACGTCTCATTGCTTTTTTCTTAGCTCCGGGCATCTTCCCGTCTCCTTCTTCGATTGAGTATTAAGTTAATGTAGTCTTCCTTATCGTAGGTCTTATAATAACCCGTCTTCTCAAGTATTCTACTGGCATCGTCAAGTTCTGACAATCTTTGTATGAACACCATTGTGAAGTCCGTTTGAAAAGCTAGTAGCCATATATCTTCTTTGTTTGCAGCAAACCACTCGTTCATAGCAACACAAGCAGCTTCTACTTCTTCATATGTCTGACTAGGCTCTTCCTCTAAACATATTATAACAGAATACTTCTTCTTAAATTTTTTGCATTTCTTGGCTACAGTGCGCCATAAGTCTTCCTTATCTATGCATTCAATAACCAACAGCTTACCATCCTTCAGGGCCTTCTTTGCGAAAGGACAAGGCGCGTATCCTACATCTGGGTCAATCACACTTAGATCATTGTAAACCCACTCCTCTATGAGTTTATGCAATTTACTTTCCCCTTCTTGGTATACCCATTGCGCCAGCCTCTAATTTACGAGGAGAACACATAAACTTACCTTTTTTTGCTTTTACAACCTTGTCACCTTTTTTCTTTAGAACACCCCGTTCTACAAGCAAATCTTTTTGTGTGTAAACACCATCTCCAGTAACATCTTTGCGGCTCATTTTTTCTTCCTTCTTACTGCTTTAACACGCCTTGGTTTACCCGCTGGCTGACCTAATCTTTTCTTCTGGGCTATTCTACTACGCTTTTCAGCGGCTGTCATTTCGCTTCCTGTTTTGGGGGTTTTAGAACTAATACGTTTGGAGGGGCGACAATATGGAGTACCCCGTTTTTCACCCTTGCGACGCCCACACGGCTTCCCCGTACGTTGATCCGTCCATTTTTCCTTGAACCACCTTTTGAGCGCCAACCCACTTTTTGTTTTCCTTACCGCCATACTTTTCCCAAACTTACAAAATCACCGTAAATAATAAAACAAATAAACCAAGACTCATAAGAATAACAGCACCAATTAAAACAACCTGTTGCATCATCTCTTCAAATTCTTTGTCTTCCTGTGCCTTTTTACGACGTTCAGCAGCAGCCTGCTCCTTTGCTTGTTGTATACGTCTAGCCCTCTCATCTACAATACTTTGCCAAGTCCCCGGACCAAACCGCAAGTCAATAAGTGTCCGCATTTCTTGTATTTGTTCTTGTGCTAGTCTAGCGTCTATCACCTCTTGAGCAACATTTTTAATACCAAACTGATCTCCGATAGTAACCCCGGATTTCTTTGCGCGTTGCTCTTGTACCTGCTTTTCACCTGTCAATAGATTGTCTATTTGACCTGCTATTGTACCTAGATCTTTAGCTGTATTTATGTTCTCCTTTATAAACTTGACAGATTGCTGGACCAAAGCAATGCCCGTCAGCACCTCTGCCACAACCATTTTTCTCTCCCTATCGTGGCGTTAGCCTTATATAGCCACTGTTAATATATCTTTGTTGTTTTGTATTTGTATGTTCCGCCTTTGGCTTTTTTCTTTTTTCCGCCTGTTCCATAATTAGCGGCTCCGACTTTTCTACATTTCGCGATGGCTCCGCTTGCGTACGCCGACGGGAAGACCTTATAGCGCCGTTTAACTTTATGATAGCATGCATCTTTAGGCATTCCTTTGATTCCTTTTTGGACGTTTAGTTACTTTTCTTTTACTACTATTTACAACCCCACATCCCCTAGCAATTTTGGGATTACTAGTTGGCCTTTTTCTAGCGAACTTGCTCTTCTGGGGTGGCTTTGATATTTGGCTTGCGAGTGACCCACGCGAGATTACCATTCTTTTTCTCCAAGAAATCATCCCACAAGACGGTTAACATCTTGTGATTTTCACTAACTTTCTGATTTATAACAGCCGTTTCTGTTTTCAAATCTACGATTGACATTGCAATCCAAGCCACAAAAGCAAATATAGCTGTAACAACTATGTTCAACATTTCCATCTCCGCCGTGCAGCGCAAATACGTTTTTTAGGTGTCTTACTGCAATTAATATTGTGCATCTTCATCTGTCCTTTTGAACGACTACAGTATGAAGCACGACGTTTAGCAGCTTTTGACCCCTTCTTTACTTTACCAGTAACAGCGGTCTTGAGCTTAGATCCGGGGTTGGCACGACGGTATGCCGCCACGCCAGCCTTGGTCATTCCCGCTCCAGACTCAGTGGAGCGGAAATTCTTTTTGTTGCGCTTTGGCATTTTAGATGGCTTTCTAGCCATTAGCCAAAGAACCCTGTGAGCGAATCAATGTTGGTAAGTGTCACATGACACTCATCATCAAAGATCATTCCGTGATCAGGTATGGTGATCTGGTTATCATCAGACTGATGAAACACCATTGACAACTGAGTTGCACCACCACTGCCATTTTTGAACACCACCGCAGGTGACCCGCTCCCAGCCGTCTTTACATAGAAAGCTTTTAGTCGAGTTCTTCCGCCCAGCAATGTGCCAGTAGCTGTAACTGTTTTTGCCGTAATAGAAGCAGCCATGTCGGTCTCCTATTAAGCAGTTGGTGAATCAGAGGCAATACCAAAGAACTTCAGAGCAACAACGCCACCAGCACCTGCTGTACCGGAAATTACAACTTCAACTTCGTCAGCAGTTTCTGTAGCAGCCGTGGTTGTTCCACCAGACATGCCAAGAACACCATTACAAGGGAAGAAACCTTTGAAGCCTGTTGAGTTGATTGCAACACTAATGCCGTCAACAAACCCATCTGTGTCGGCGTCTGTTCCAATATCAACCAAGTTCACGTTGTTAGCCGCAGCACTTGTTACTGTGACAGCAACACCCATAGGAATAAAGTTAGATGGAATGCCAATTGATGATTCTTTGTGATCTGTTCCAGATGCAGCAATTGTGATTGAAGTGCTGTAAGTAGACAAAGTCATTTCATTGGTAAGAGCACCAGTTGTGGAGTTCTTAATAATTGTCTTAAACCCGTTTTCGGAACGGACGGGACCGCTGAAAGTAGTATTAGCCATTTAGATCTCCTGTCTTGGCTAGTGTCAGCCGCCCCATGCGACTGTCAGGAATGCTGTATTATACATAAAAAAAGGGCGACTGAGAAGCCGCCCTTTACTTTATTATGCCCAAATTTATGCGGCTCCGGGTGATCCGAAGATACAACGTGGGTCTGAGAAGCCAAAGCTGTAACGCTCACGAGCCTTATAACGCATGTTTCCAGTATCGAAATCTGGATCCATTGCAGTTGTAAGAGCAGCACGTTCAAAGTGCTTGAGTCCGTTAGGTGCATCAGTCTTCAAGAAGAACGCATCTGTGTCGGTCAAGTAGTCGTTAACTACATAACCTTCAGGAAGCATGCCCATTGACTTGAGAGCATTCACGTCGTTGTCGGCTGTACCAACCCGTAGGTTTGACACGAGCAGACGCTCTGCAACAAATTGCAGTTGACGCGGAACAATCAGCTTCATACCGCGAAGAGCGATAATTAAGCCACGCTCATCAACAAAACCAGCGATGTTGATAAGAGCGTCTTCCAAAGAAGTTTCGTTCAAATCAGCAGCAGTTGCTGGCTCGTTGGCAAATGTGCCACCTGATGTAAGCGGGTGTGACGCATCACAAAGAGCAACACCGTCACCACCAGCGAATGCGCCAGCAGAGAATGCATTGTTCAGGATTGATGCAGCTTTAACCTGCTTTGTGTGTGCCATAGAACGTGCAAGTGCACGAGTATAGCGAGATGCAAGACGATCATAAAGATTGTCTTCGACAGCTTCTTCAGTAATTGAGAAGGCCATAGCCACTGTCTCGTGGTTGTAACGAGCAGTGTATGCTTCTTGTGCATCGTCGAAAGATACACCAGAACCTTCACCTTTTACTGGAGCCGCGCCGAATCCTGACAGCATTACCTCTTCTTCAAACGCCCGGTCTGATGACTCGGTGTCAAAGATCTCAGCATGCTGACCTTCGTAACGTCCATATTCCATACCAAAGAGAGCGTTTAGACCCGGCTCTAATTCTTTGGCGAGTTGTGCTCTAGAAATAGCCATTATCTACACTCCCTTATGATATCGCAGCTTCAGAATCAGCCTGAAGCAATGCGTGGTTGTTTAACATCACAATCATAGGAATACCAGCGGCAGTGTAATCTGCGTTCTCTACATCATCTTGTATGCCCACAATCTTCAGAGGAAGAGAAGCATTGGATGAATCTAGAGTCGCAACATCAAGCTGTGCGCTAGAAAGACCCGTGGTTGTGCTACCACTTGCACCACTATTGAATTGAGAGTTCTCAAAAATAGCGGCACGGGCAGTCGCCTCATCAGTAAGAGTAGCGTCTGAACAAATGATGAACCGCTGCATCGGGTTGTCATACACAAAACCGACAATGTCGAAGTTTGTGTCTGCACCTGAACCGGGCCAAAAATTTGAAAACACTTTCTTACCTGTAGAGGAAGATACATATTCACAGCCAGCAAAAACACCAACGGGAGCTTCAGTATCTCCGGTAGCAGAACAAATAACGATGCTACCACCGTTATCAGCCTTTACCATTGATCCCTGAAAAATCGCGCTTGCGCTGCTGCCGATGAAGTATGTATTTGTACCTTGAGTAGCTGGTGTGCTACCCGCAGTATTAATCGGCTTTAGACCGAAGGCAACATTGACATTTGCCATTTCATACTCCTTATCAAGTTAAGAGGACTCTTTGCCCCCAAATGATACACGACTTTGCCTATCATTATGTATAGGCATTGAGGGGTGTTGTTCCCTCATCAGGTTATCGTCAACGGCTTTCATTTGATTGCGGGTCTGCTCCCGATAATACTCAGTTCTTTCTTCAACCGTTTCCTGTGGAATCCGTGCAAGCATCAAACCGCCTACACCAATAACTCCACTGTATTTACCCTCATCAATAGTGGGAAACTGATCTACCAGATCTGGATATTCATCCGCACGAACTGGTTCCCAACCTTCCCGAAGTTTTGCTGCTACGTTTGTGCGATCATCTTCTCCACGAATGGAAGTACGGATCCAACGATGCTCGTAGCCTGCTGGTGCTTCGGGTGCTGCCAACTTTGATGGTGGCGTCCACGGCTTACGCCGTGATGTTTTTGCGCGTGATTTTGATTCGCGTGTAGTTCTATCAGTCATTCCTTACTCCTTAACATACTTTGCATATTCTTCAAGCGGAACATTCAAGCGTTTCGCAATAGCAATCTGCGAAGGCGTGAGTTTGACTGTTCTGCGCTTCTTTGGTGATGACGACTTAGAAGCCGTGGACTCAGCAGAAGCGACTCTGGGTCCTGTATCACGAACCTGTTCCTTAAACTTGTGAGGAAACTCGGTGCGTATTCTACGATCAAGTTCATTATAGTACTCATCGGACGATGGGTCAAATCCTTCATCCTCAATTAATTGCCTATGTAAGCCAAAAGCAGCATATGTCATGGTCTGATC